CTTTTAATACATCTAAAGCTTTTTTTTCAATTGGTATATTCATACTAAAATAAAGTTATAATTGCTGGAGTATCGTTACCAACAAATGAACCACGAGTGTTATATTCAAAAAACTCAACAGCGTCCATTTCATCCATATCATCAACCTCAATTAATGACTGTATACACATACTATCATCATACGCAGCCACAATGTTACATCCAGATTTAATTCTAACACCAATTACACAATTGTCATCAAAACCATCTAAAAATAACATTTTATTATTATAATCAGAAAGTATATCCTGATTTTCATCCGTTGCTAAAATAAAAGATATTGTCGGATTTTTATCTAAAATATTAATATTGAAATCTTTAATAGCCTCATCATAAGTAAGATTACCTTTCTTCATAATCTTACTTATGATTTTATTCAAATCATATGCAGTCGTAAACGATTCATCTAATCTATGGCAAATACCCAATAAACAATCATCAAATTTTTTGTTTATAAACAAATCTTTAATGTTGGTTTCTGATTCACAATATTCTATTATTTGATCTCTCATTTTTTTCTTACAATAATACGAAATATTTATTTAAAAGTCAATATAGGTTCTTATTAGACTATTTATATAAAAAAACTAAAATGGAACGTAAAAATCGTATACCAATTACCAGGCTTTCTAGATATTATGATGATGTTGATTATCAATTTGATCTAGATATGGCTATGGAGGTAATTAATGAGGATGCTAATTTTAGGGTTGTTTTATATAGAATAGATAGAGTTAATAGTAATAATGACGATGTTTATGGGGAGAGTGAATCACGTGAAACTAGATTTTTATCACCTGTTGAGTTGAATGTATTACCTAAATTAGAGGATGCTGAGAATAAAACATACGGGGCTAATGGGTCTTTAAGATATCAAGAACATGGTAATTTAGTTTTTACTGTATTAAATAAAGAATTAGCTGATAAGAGTGTTGAGATATCATATGGGGATATTGTTGGTTATTCAGCAAGTGAGAATGATATGAAATATTTTGAAGTATTTGATGATGGTGAAATAAACGTGGATAATGAAAGTACTATGTACGGGTTTAGAAGTTACTTTACTACCGTAAAATGTGTGCCAGTTGACCCAAATCAATTTAACGGTTTATAAAAAATGGCTTTACCAGGAAAATATAAGAAAAAAATTAATCTAACCAGAGATAGGCAAAATACTGAATACACCGAAAACTTCAGAATGGAAAGTGCTGCCGCTGAAAACATGAAGGATATGATAATCGATAAAGACGCTTATCTACCTAAAGGTGTTATGCATATCGATTTAGACGCTGGTTTTAAAGAGTTTGTGACTGATACTATGGCTTTAACCTTAAATGGTGAAAGAGTACCTGTATTTATGATGGGCATCCAAAAATGGACAGAATTTTCAAAAACATGGAAATTTTCAGACGAATATAAGAACGTTAAAATACCGTTTGTAAATATAGTTAGACAGCCAGACACTAAGCCAGGATCAAATCCAGCTTTAATCTATAACGTACCACAAGGTAAGAATTATACATATGCTGAAGTACCTACTTGGGATGGTAATAGAAAGGGTGTGGATGTTTATACAATACCACAACCAGTTCCAATTGATATTTCATACGATGTTAGAATATTTGCTTACAGACAACAGGATCTCAATAAATTTAACACAACCATATTAAAGAATTTTCAAAGCAGACAAGCTTATACGATAGTAAATGGTCATTATATACCGATAATCCTAGAAGATACGTCAGATGAGAGTAAAATAACGGATTTAGATAATAAAAGATTCTATGTCCAAGTTTATTCTTTCATGCTACAAGGTTTTATATTAGACCCTGAAGACTTTGAGGTAACTCCAGGTATAAACAGAACATTTACGATGGTTGAGGGTGGTGGGGCTGTTGCTAAGACTAAAACTTCAACAATTATTGGTTATATATCACCAACATTAGAATTAGTGGTTCTTTCATTTATAAGTGGCGGGCCTATTTTAAAGGGAATGTCATTAAGTGGTATCGCTTATGATGATATGGGTAAGGCTTTAACTATTGATTCTGGGGCGAAAATATCAAGATTAGCTGGGTTAGGCGTTACTGGTTTTGAGACTGGTACTTATGAAATAACAGGGCAATCTAAAGCGGTTGGTTCCGCTAATCACCCAATAACTATTAAATTAAAGAGGTGATAAATAAATTATTTTAGAAAGTAAAGTGTATTTGTTGTTTTTTGAAAAAAACACAGATATTTATTGTTAGTAACAAGGTAAATAAAAAAAAATTAAAAATTAAATAAATATGGCAAACAAAGTTTATGCATCACCAGGTGTTTATACATCGGAAAAAGATTTAACATTCACAACTGAAACAATCGGTGTTACAACCTTAGGTTTAGTTGGTGAAACTAAAAAAGGGCCTGCATTCCAACCAATGTTCATCAGAAATTATGATGAATTTAAATTATCTTTCGGGGGTACAAGCCCAGAGAAATTTAAAAATACTCAAATTGTTAAGTATGAATTACCATACATAGCAAAATCTTATTTGGGTCAATCTAACCAATTATACGTAACACGTGTATTAGGACTTTCTGGTTATGAAGGTGGTATGTCTTATGCTATCAGAACAATCGGTTCAGTTGACAAGACTACGTTAGAGTATACATCAACTGACACTACGTTTAATTTTGAAGTTGACGTTACTCCAGCTACTTCGGCTATATTTCAACTTGCTGGGTCATCTACTGATTTAATTGATCATATAGCTACTTTAAGTGGTGTAGATTCATCTAAGTTTGATACAGCTTACTACAGATTCTTTACAACGCTTAATTACACTTCTAAGGATTGGTATAAAAATAACGCATTCTACTGGGGTATTTTAGATTCAACTGAGGTTGCTGATTTAACTGTTGACAGAAATGCCGCATCATTAACTGGTGCAGGCCCTGTAAACCCTACGTTTGTTGATAGTTATGAATTACCAATTGGTATTCCAACTAGTGATAGAACTGATAACATCTTAATTAACGAGTTTAGTTATGATGAAACAACTGACACTTACACTGGTTATGGCTTTGCTTTATATAACTACAACATTGGTTCAGCTGGGCTTAATACTGTAACAGGTACTACTACTTTAAGAACTTATGAGTTTACAGCAACACCAAACAGTAAATACCACAAAAAATTAGTTGCTACATTAAAAAGTAGAGGTTCTTATATTGTAAATAATTTAGGTTTCCACGTTGATTCAACAACAGTTGGTTACGATCAATTTACAGCAGCGGAATCAAATCCTTTTGCTACATTCGATATTACTGGTTCAACAACTGGCGCTACTGATTTCGTTTATTCTGTTTCATTAGATAAAACTAAAAAGAACTACATTAAAAATGTATTAGGTTCTACAGCTTCTGATAAAGACACTTACTTATTTGTTGAAGATGTGTACGATTCTATACTGAAAAAAGGTTGGACTTTCGGTGAAATTAAAGGTTTACATTACGAATTATTACCTGTAAATAATTGGGATCATTACAAATTCCAATTCCAATCACCAGCAACACCTTTCTTTGTTTCTGAATTAAGAGGTGGTTTACCACAAAGATTATTTAGATTCATTTCCATCTCTGATGGTAGTAACGCTAACACAGAAATTAAAGTTTCAATCGGTAACGTTGATTTGGATAAGAAAACATTTGATGTTTATTTAAGAGCATTTGGTGATTCTGATAAAGCACCAGTTTACTTAGAAAGATTCTTAGGTGTTTCTATGGATGAGTCAGCTGATAACTACATTGGTAGAAAAATCGGTACAATTGATAACAAATACCCTTTAAAGAGTTCTTATATTGTAGCTGAAATGGCTGAAAATGCACCAATGGATGGTGTAGCTTCTGGTTTTGAAGGTTATGATTTTAGAGCTGCTGGTACAGGTTCAACGGACGCTAGTTATATTGGTGTTCCTGAATTACCATACAAAACAAAATATTACGCACCTGGTGAATTAATTGTTAACCCACCATTCGCATTACCAATTTATTCAACTGGTGATAAAATAAGAAAAGTATTCTTAGGTTTTACTGATACTGAATATGGTTTTGATAAAGATTTATTATTCTTCAAAGGTAAAAGAGCTGCATCTCCTGGTGATAATGTGTATAACGATGGTTTAGATTGGGATACAAAAACAAAAGGTTTCCATATGGATATTAATGCTGGGTCAATTGTTGACGCTAACGGTAATGTTGTGTTTGCAACTGGTTTCGATTCATTTACAGACCCTGTTTTAATCGCTTCAACACCAACTCACCGATATTATGATATGAAAACTAGAAAGTTCACAGCTTTATTTGCTGGTGGTTTTGATGGTTGGGATATCTACAGAGATCAAAGAACAAATACTGATGAATATAAAATTGGTAGAACTGGTTTCGTTCAAAGTGGTTTTGATACTTTCACTAGTGTTGAATATAACGATACATTTGGTACTTCAGATTATTACGCTACAATTTACGGTATCAAAACATTTGAAAACCCTGAACAAACTACAATTAATATTTTAGCAACTCCAGGTATTGACATAATCAATAATACTGATTTAGTTAGAGATACTATTGAAATTGTTGAAGAAAAGAGAATGGACTCAATTTACTTGCCTACATTACCTGATATGAAATTAATTGGTAACTCTAATCCTTCTAATAGCGAAGATTGGTTCTATCCAAATGATATTATTGATGAATTGACAGCAACTGAAATTGATTCAAACTATACAGCAATTTATTATCCTTGGATTCAAATTTCTGATGTTGAGAATAATGCTAACGTATTTATTCCACCAACAGCTGAAGTTGTT